GCACTAAACGTGCGTACAGGTAAACCTTTTTGGCTGAGTCAGCAGCGGTAACGTCCATAGTAGCGTTATCAAAGATAGGTACTCTTTCAAACTTAGCCTTGAAGCGATCAATCCGGTACTGGATCTGTTCCATTGAGAAACGAGCCATACCTTTAGTATCGTACTTAGGTTTGATAGCGCTAACAATTGCTTCGCGGTTTCCTATTAGAGTATCTTTAATACCATCATCGGTAGCTGCGCCACCAAAGAATAGGTTATCTACAAACTTAGAACCCATAAAGTCAATGTCAAATGTTTTGTTAGCCGTAGTTACAGTAGCAATACGAGCCTTGCGTAGTGCATCAAGACGCGGAATCATCACACGCTTGCGACCGATCTGGCCCTTCATCATTTCTTTAGTCTGGTCTGCGTTTAAGAAAAACGCACGAGCAGTATTGGCATCCTTAATAGGAGTGTCAATGTTAATAAAAGACTTAATAACTGCTGGGCCAAACTCAGGTGCTGTAATTTCTAGCTGACGCTTAGCGGCAACTGCTGCTGCTTTGTCACCAGAGGCTACTGCTTCTCGGTACTTAGATAGTTGAGCGCCGTATGTATTCCAGAAATTGGCTACTGCTGGTCTAGCAAATACTTCATCTACTTTTCCACCGCCAACTACTACATCTAGTGAGTAGCGAGAAATATCAACCATCTTCTTAGCTTTACCAAGAGCAAGTGTTGGATCAGCAAAGACGCGATAAGCAGCATCAACTGCGCCAGAGATCGCCTTGTACATAAAACCGTTTTTAATTAAATCACCAGGAGTGAGCGCATCAACTATATTGGCCGCAAATCTACCTGGAGAATACTTAGCAGCACTTACTGTATCTAACGCATCGTTCCAAAGATCGTCTTTGTTTTGTTGTACTAAGGCCGCTAATTGCTTTTCAGCATCTGTACCAGTAGCCATAATGTCGCTTAGCTTGTCTCCTTTAGAGACACGCATAGCAAGACTGATTCGATCAGAACCATATTGCTTCTTAGCCTTCTCGATACGGTTAGGGCTAAATACTTTATCGCCTTTATCGTTAGCAATATCCCAAGCGTTACCAGCTCCAACTAATGGAACGCCTTGATCTAAAGCAATAAGACCAGTACGTGCTACACGAGTAGCAAGATCAGATCCTTCTTGAGCAAGACTAAATAATCCACCAATACTGTAATGCCAAGCAGTACCTAACCAACCACGATTAGGTTTAGTCGCTGGGTCTTCGGTACCTGCTAAATTAGTTAAAGCTGCTTTTTGGGCCGGAGTCTTAGAAGCATAAGCCTGAGAAGCAACATTAGATGGAAGATTGGAAAGCTCACGGTGCGAGGAAAGAGTCTTACTAAGATCCTGCATCGCTTTCTTTTCAGCAGCCGATAAATTGGCTGCATTAGCAGCAGCATTTAGATCAGCCAATTAGTCCCCCCGCGCAACTGCTTGCTGGTAAAGAATCGCAATAGTGCCATCTGTATCAAATGGAAGCATCTTTGCCAAAATATCGGAAGTTCTTTCAACTGACTTAGCCATCATTAAAGCGTTAGAACCAACGCCTGCACCCATATCAATACCTGCTGTTACTGGTGTATTAGGTTGAGTAGTTGGAGCAAATAATTCTGTTACTGGAGCCATAGCAGCATCGCGTACTTCAGCGGCTGGCATTGGGCGTTGATCTGGAGTTGAAGATAGTGGCGCACCTGACTTAATTGCAGCGGTGTCAATACCTTCGCCGTATGAAGTAGAACCCATACGTAGGCTATCTGTGCGAACAGAGTACTTGCCAGGACCTGAAACGCCGGCTTTAGGATTCATTGGTGTATCAGCCATCTGTTTCTTCTCCTAACTTTTCTAAATCTGCGGTCATATCTTCCCAAGCACGAATAGTCTTCGTCTTTTGGTTAGAATGATAAATGGATAGTTCCATTAGTTCACTGGTCATAGCCTCAAATGTTTGGGCTAGGTTGTGAATAAAACCTGTAAGTATTACTAAGAAATCAGAAGGGCGTACTGGGCGAGGAATGTCATTGTTATCGTTGCTCACCCAGTACACCTTTCCATTAAACTAATTAAGCCTTCTTGCCTTTGCGAGCTGGTCCGGCATAACCGAAGTCAACCTTACCGCCTTTGACTGATCCTGCCTTAGTGTCAACCTTTACTGGTTGTACTGGAGCTGGAGCGTGTGTTCCTTTATTCATCTTTGCACCTCCTTCGGTTATGCTGCGCCGGTGATTCCGGCTAGTAGTGACGCTATATCGGGTTTTTGACCAGCAGCAGGGGCCATACCACCTTGTGGATTTGGAGGTTGCTGCGAGGCAGGGGCGGAGGCCGCTCCTGCTGCTGGAAGCATTTGTTCAGCGCCAGGCATACCTGGCATCTGTGGTGGCATCTCTGGTGCCGGTGGTGGAGCAAAAGCCTTCTCCACTACTGATTCTAGTGAAAGTCCCTTTTGCCGACCTTGGATAACAGCTGCGATACGGCTGACAATCTCTGAAGGGTCTTGGCCTTGCGCTGCCAAGGCAGGAATAGCCTGAGCATATTGCGCAACAGATACACGCAGAGCATCACGCATTTCTTCAATGTCAACGCGTTGTTCTTCTTGAGATACATTTAGATCCATTGGGATCTCGCGGCGTACGTAATCACGAGATACAAGTTTGTCGGAACGCATTTGTAGCAAAGCAATAATGGCACGGCTTGGATCCATACCAGACATAATTCCGTAACGTACATCTACGCCGTACTCGCCTTTAATATCACGAGATGGTGTGTACTTTAATACATACGGTGTGCCATCTTCGGAACCCTTGATTACCTTTTGAGTATTAGGGAATAGCTTCTCATCTACTTCAAAGCAGAGTCCGAGAAGATCAGAAAACATACGAGCAAATTGCGCTTGAGCGGATTTGATTTGAGTATCAAAACCAGCTTGTAGTTCTTGAACGCCACGACCAGTAATGACACTTGCGTTAATGTTTCCGGAACGCGATTCAGGGTAACGAGCGCCAAGGCGTAGTTCACGTTCTAGTGCTCCAGATTCTGCGAATAGTCCTGGCGGTAAGTCTAGGCTAACTCGACGAATGTTCTGAGGTTGAGCCGAACGCATAATAGAGTCAGGACCAAGAGCAAGTTCTTGTACATCTTGCGGAATAGCAATAGGTGCTTGGATTGACTTCTCTGCTGCTTGGATCTGAAGGATCGCAAAGCGAGCACGAGCGAGTTGAACTGAGAGTACATCATCGAACTGTCCACGAGCTTGACCATCAAGGGAAGGTCGGACTGCCACTTTCGCTAGACATTTACCAATTGGATTTGGTGTACGGGCAAGAGTTAAATTCTTACGCTCTGGTAGGAAGATTAGATCTTGGTCAGCATCGTGGTAACGGATCATCGAGACATAAGGGCTACCTTGCTGGTAGTTGTTCTTAGCCAAGATTTGATCGGCATACTCTGGATACTGGGCAGCGAGGGACTCGCTATCAATGTTAATAACCTGAGTCAATGAGATGGTACGACCGAAGCGATCCATCTCTGGGTATACGCCCCAAGGGTTTAGTAGGCGTAAGCGTGGATTATTGGAATCGTAATCCATCTCTACTAGGCCAACCATCATACCGTAGGTGTTGTACCAGTCAGCTGCTTCGTACATTTGTAGTTGTAACTCTGAAAGCGAAGCGTAGAAATTAGCAATACGGGTTCTAGTATCAGCAGCTTTACGTGCTGCGTCTGAAACCATATTAGCTGCTGAGCAGTTAAAGGATGGAAGTGGAGCCATTGCCTCTGCCAAGTCACGTGCTGCTACATCAATAAAGTTAGCAACGAGTGGCTTTGGATAATCCTCTGAGAACATAGAAGGATAAACCTTGGAGAGATCTCCTTGACGCACCGAAAGCACGTCGCGCATACGTTGGTCGCGGGATGCAAACTTGGTCTGCAAGCGACCTAACTTCGCGTTAACTTCTTTTGGTGTTAACAATGGGACTCCTTAGATGAACTGCTTGTTTTGATCTAGTAGTAGTTGATCTAGGTTGACCACTACGCGCTTAGATTTTTCTGAACGTGATAGAAAAGGATTTCTTAAATGATGGGTTGTGTACATACCGTGATTGAGCATCTCACGTGCTCGGATCTCACAGAACCATAGTGCCATCACTAAGTCGGTCTTGCCCTTAGTAGTTGGCGTCCAAGTAATCAACTGCTCGATAAGAGCCTTGACGTTCTCAGTTTGATCGCTAGGCAAGTGAATCAAGTTATCTCGGTGGTGCTTGTTATCAACTTGCTTAGTACCAAATAGGGTAGCCATAGAAGCTACGCCGAAACCTGAATCCCACTTATTAGATCCGGTGTGGTGTTCTTTTAATAGAACGCCGCGACTTGCTAAAAATTGACGGATGCCTTCATCTTGAGTTAAGAAAGCCTGGAAAGCGTTCTTCTCAATAATCCATTCGCTAGGACCGTAGAGTGAAGTCCAGTTAAGAATAATGTCGCGGATCTGCTGCGGTGAGGGACGGCTAATCTTCAAAGCATCTACGATGTAGCGCTTAGAAGTTGTGCGGTCAATGGCATAACAGATAGCGGCGGTATCACCAACAATGGCTGGGTCCATACCGCAGATAATGGTAAAGCCTTGTAGATCCTTCGGATGACCTGGGCTACCTGGTTCTAAGCGACCAGACTTACGCATACCGTCAATAGAGCCACGAACACATACTGGGTCAAAGGCTGCGTTTTCAGATACGTCTTGTTGCTGATAGACCAGCGCCCAAGTCGAAGCATCCATAGCTTGGCGTTCGTTGTAAAGGTTGCGACCATTCCATCTAGGGTATAGGCCGTCTTCGTTCTTATCGTTTTCCTCTTGCCCATCAAATGGTGCATCGGATGCTGGCCAGAGGGTTTCCCATTTATCAGGATCCTCGTCCGGCGTTAAAAGCGCCGGCATCGCTAAATACTTCCAAGGGACTAAGCCACCTGGGTAGCGGTCTTCGGAACGTAGTTCTCGGTACAAGTCCACCGAGGCTACACGAGTTCCAATAATAATTAACTTACCAGTAGGGTTAAGACGGGATCGAACGTCTTGGGTTAACCACTTGATCTGTCGTTCAAACTCATTGGCGTTCTTCAGAGTTACAGCATCGTCTACAATAATCATATCGGCACGTTTACCGTAGATCTGACCACCGATACCGACGGCCTCAATGTTTGGATCCTTTTCTGAGGATTCTCTGAGTTCGTCACCAAAGGTGATACGGGTTGCTTGCCACGAGGCAGATTTAGAGTTAAACCCTACGCCAGCAGCAAAGGCGGTCTGAAGTTCTTCATACATTGGATGGGTCAGACGTTGCTTAATGGCGTAGAGAAAGTCGGCAGCTAATTGCTGCGTTTGGGAGACTATCAGTACTCGAAAGTTAGGGTTGCGGCAAACCTGCCAAGTTACATAGTCAACCGTGATGGTCATTGACTTGGCGTGGTTCGGCGGGATATTTACTAGGATACGGTTATTAGCCAGACCCTGTTCAAATTTCATAGCTGGGTGTAGCCAGCCAGGTTCTCTACCTTCGATTACATCAACGATGTTCTGCTGGTGTGGAAAAGTACGAGAGTGCAGGAACTTCTGGCGGAACTCTGAGAAAGACATATCGTGAACATCGCCGGAGGCAAACTGCTTGTCCTTGAGTCCGAGCCTAGTACGGTCAACTTTATCCGCGAAGATCTTATCGGAGCGACGGTAATACTCATAGGTCTTCATAGACTTACCGGCTGATGAACAAGCCGCGTCTATGGTCATACCTTCTGCTACACAGCCAAGGATGATTCTCTTGGCTATGTCTGCTGAATTATCAGCCACGAACTACTTCTTCTTCGCCTTCTTGACCGCGTTCATTTCAACAATCTTGGCACGCATAGCAGTCTTAGATTTGTCGTTAATAATTCTTTGTGTCGCTGCTTTTCTTTCTGCGGCTTTTGAAGCAACCGTAGTGACCTTGCCTGGGTTGAACATACTTCCTGTACGAGTATTTACATTTGAAGTAGTCTTAACATCTTTAATAAGTTTTGCTGCAGTCTTGGCTGCTCCACCCTTTACAGCCTTTTTTAGATCTGCTTTAGCCTTAGCTGTTTTGCCACCCTGCATACTTGGGTTGCCAATAAATTCTTGGTGAGATTTAGCGTAAGGCTTCTTTCGCGCCTTGCTTACCAGACCAGCTGCTGGCTTAGGTGTTGGCTTAGTTGCCATAGTGGTCTCCTTTAGAAGCGCCGTGAATGGCGCGAAATGTCATTTCTTCTTACTAGGCTGAATGTGCGATTTATACTAGGCAGGATATAGATAGAACTATCCCCACTAAAAGTACCGGACAGTTCGGGCTTAGCGCCCGAAGGAGCTACAGCGAACTGAGGGGTAAGTCAGTGCTCGGCCTAGGGGCCTCGCTAGAGGCCAACCTTTCGTCGCAAAGCTAATTAACCCCGCTTTGCTCCTCTACTATATATAAGGCAGAAAAAATAGTGCGTTTACCGCATCTGGTACTGTGTTTCGCGTCACAGTATTATTACAGCCCATAACCGCAGGTCAGAGCTATACCGGCCGTTTCACTTTATCAAATATATTTTGTTGGGGAGTATACAGATGGGGCTGGGCAGATTCAACAACGGGGGGTGAGGTCAAGCGGTTTGCCCTGCCTTTTCTGCCTTACCTCTCACCCTGTGGATAAGGCTGTGGATAACTTTGCTAGAAAATAGATAGGGGCGGCCTAACCCCACGGCTACCTATTCCCCTAAGCTCTAGCTAATTAAGTAATGCCCTAACCGACGAGCTGCCCCTATCAACCGACGAGCCGACAAGCTACCAACCAACCGAGGCCGAGCCAATAGCTCGCAGCTATCCAACCCTTAACCCTGCCAACCCTTCGAGGTAATAGCTCGCAGCTCTACCCAATAGCTCAACCCCTGCCGGTCGAGGTGACCCCCACCGGTCGAGGTCGTGTCCGGTATCGCTGCCAACCTGCCCCCAATAGCTGCCAGAAACTAGGCCGCAATAGTTGCTTGTTATGCTAACTAACCCTTACACTCTTACCAGTGGCACTACCTACCAGCCACGAGATGAGAGAGCTACCTAAATGAATATCGAACAACAATTAGCTAAAGTCATTACAAATAGCCTACTTCAAGACGGTCACGACATTAAGGCGATTAAGTTCGTACTAAGTAACTACGACCTAACGAGCTACCTACTAGACGAGCCTCTAAAAATTATTACCGAGCAGGTCGCAGCCGTAACCGAGGCGGTGGCTATCTAATGATCCACTCGATACAGGCCACAGGGCTAACGGGCGGCTTTGCTTACCGTTACGAATACCAGACAGAAACTAACCATTACTTTGGCTATACCGACTCACTAGCCGAGGCACAAGCTATTTTGAAAGAGTTCGGGGTTATCTAATGAACTGTAATCTTTGCGGAAATATAATCGAGGACATAACCAAAGGCGCAATAGTCGAGCCGTGGGGCGCAACCTGCGAGGGTTGCCTAAACGAAATAAAGGGAGAATAGTCTAATGAAACTAAAGCAGATCGAGGCAATACTTAACACTAACGAGAGCTTTAAGGCTCACGTACTAGCCGAGGACACTCACCCTAATAACGTGGCCGTCGAGCTTATTGGCCTAGCCTATGAGCTAGGCGGTGACTTTCTCGGTGATGATGAGCTACTAGACATTATCGCCGCAATACTAGAGCGCACCACGCACCTACTAAATGAGCAGCTGCTCGCAGCTATCAAGCCCTAGAGATCGAAACCGCCTCGGCGGTCGTAGCGTTACGCGCTGCCTGATGAGATCACTCACCAGCTACCAGAAAGAGAGAGCTATCAAATGACTAACGGCACTACTACTTACGCCACTACTAGCAAGCTGCCTGCCTACCTCGACGAGCTAGGCGTTAAAGTTATTATCAAGGCCGCCGAGCACCCTAAGAGCGCGCCAGAGTGGGCGATAAAGTGGGCTAACGCCTACCGCGTGGCGGTTATCTACAAGGGAAACCGAGCAGGTTTCTTTTTCTATCAAGGCAAGGGTGCGAAATGGGAATTAACCGCTGCCGATATTATCCACGACCTAGCCCGCAATTATGACTCTAGCTGCTACACGTTGAAAGAGTTCGGAGATGAGTTCGGCTGGGATAGCAACACGGCCGCAACTTATAGAGCCGTTAAGAAACAAGGCGAGCGCTTTAAGCGCCTATTCCCCGACGAGCTAACCCGCCAAAATATCGCAGAAATGGAATACTAAAAATGAGCTACGAGGCATTTATTTATTACGCTCACGGCTGGATTCAGGCCATAGAGCTGCTATTGGTGGTTTGGTTTATCGCGTGGGCAGGTAGCCACGCGGTTAATTTCTGCCGCGCTGGTATGGAAAGAGTTCGCAGACTAAACGAAAGAGAGGGCAATAAATGACACGCCACGAGATTATTCTAAAAATATCCCATTACCAATGGCTAATGGAGAGCAGCAAGCTAACCGAGCGCCATATTTTTTGGATCACTAAGCAGATCCAAGAGCTAGAGTCATCTCTAGCGCAATTCCACCCGCAGGATCACCCACTAACGAAAGAGAGAGCTAAATGAACACTTACGGCGCAATATGGAGAGATAAAGAGCTAGTTATCGAGGCAGAAACTACTTACCAAGCGCAGCAGCTAGCGGTGCCCCTATTTCAGGCGCAAGCAGGGCGGCGCAAGGTTAAGGGCTACGAAATAAACGTGTTACTTATGAAACTCGGCGGCGTGGATTATGTCCACGTTGCCACGAACTAGGGAGAGGGCGAGCAAATGATCGTTACGTGTCAAAATTGCGGTGGAGAGGTATCCACTAAATTAGAGGGGGCGAAAGTATCTAATTGCTATCGCCCTGAGTGCGCCTATGGAGAGGGAGAGCAATGACAATAGAGAAATTAGCACCTAGCGGTGCGTGGCTTATCTACGGAATAGTAGAGGGCGAGGGCGATCACTATTTCTTAAAACGCAGCTATTGGGGCTACACTAAACGCGAGGCGATCCGGTTATGGCGCGCCGAAATGCGCGAAATGCCTTAACTCTTAGCGGTTATGCTAACCTAGCGCAAGGTGGTAGCTTGCCTGTCCTCTCTCGTAGGTAGCGGGAGAGGGCGGGGAATAGATCACTATTCCAAAGTAACGAGAGAGAGGGCGAGTAAATGATGAAAGTATTAGAGGAAGGGTTAAACGTCTGCTTATCGTGCGGCGAAGGTTTAGACGGCGCACTTATAGACTTTCAGGCAGAGAGAAACGAAACTGAGCCAGAGTGCGATTACTGCGCTGGAGAGGGCGAGAGCAAGAAACCAGAAACCTATCTAGTTACCTTCGAGATAACTAGTGAAACTGATCCGGCAGAGTGGGATTGGAACGAGCTACTGGACTTAGGCGTACGCGAAAGCAGCTACGTTCACTATATCGGGCAGATAACACGCAATAACCAGAGAGAGAGCGAATAATGAGTATCGAAGTCAAAGTATCTTTGGGAGAGATCTTTATTACTACTACCCAAGATGATAAAGAGCTGGCAATTAAAGAGGCTATCGAAACAATAGCTAAAGAGATAGGTTCAACCTACGCTGAAAGCTCACAATATGAAGTAGTGGGCGATAACTACGAAGACATAAGAGAGGGCGAGTAAATGATCGAATTAAGCGAAACTATTTACCGGTTAAATATCCGAGAGTTTGAGGATATGGAGAGCGCAAGCGAGCGAGCTTGGGTAATAGATGTAATGGATATTAACGGCGGCCTTATTATCGAGAGCGCCGGCGTTGCCGGTACTTTAATGCTAGCTATGGGCGAGGCCGGTAAAGCTATCACCTTACACTTAGCAAGCGAGTGGCTAATGGCTAAGGCAGAATTATGAGCGAGCCAACTAAAGAGTACCTATTAGCTAAGGCCACGCTATGCCGTGACCTAGCGGTCAAGCAGATAGTAGCCGGAGAGGGTGAGCAAGCTGCTAAAAACCTAATGCGTATGGTCAAGGCATTAGGCGAAGTCGGAATAATAATCGAGAGAGAGGGCAAGGATAGTGAGTGAAGTAAATTATTACGAGTACCGAGTAACTTATGTAGGCGATTACTGGGATTTTAATATCAGAGTCCAGATCTGCCTAGACGAATACACCGGCAATACCTCTGACGAGGCCAGAGGGAAAGCTATAACTGAGTCTATGAGTCAAGAGTGGGTAGAGGATATTGTCGCTATCTCCCACGAAACTATGGTAGTTCTATTGCTAGACGGAGAGGAAGTGGAAGTAGATGAGTAAGGATCTAGTATGCCCTTGGTGCTTGGATAATTCTAAGTCCTGTAATGCTTGTGACGATAGTTATGAGGGAGAGTAATGAGCTTTCACCCAGCTAAGACAGGTTTAATAAACCTATACGAAGTAGTAGATAGCACCGGCACGCCCCTTTGGGGCGGCGAGTCGGGCTATGAGGCGATCAGACAGTTCCGCAATAGTCCGGTGAACTGCCGGCTACTGGTATCAGGGTGGGATAGCGACGCAGATGACGCTCACCTAGTAGGGCAACCGATAGACATAACAAGTGCGGTAGTATCTGCTATCGCTTTTAGTAGAGAATAGAGGGAGATAGTGAGTTACTTAATAGGGATCGTAGCTGTATTAGTTATTGCCTACCTGCTTATTGTGGGAGAGGATAAGTTAAATGACCGTTGAGCGACGCGTACAGAGCGCGGTAAATCGTGCGGTCTGGTTCCGGAACTACCAGAGGGCGAGGGCGAGGGCTATGACGAAACTAACCCAGCTTTACCCTGAAACCTACAAGCAGCTATTCGAGATTGAGAGATCAATAGATGAGCAAGAGGGCAAGAGTTGGATTGATATTAACGGCAATACTCGTGTGGCTCTTAGTGCCAGCACACCGAGTCGGGATATTACCGGCACCCAAGAAACCAGAGCCAGTGCTAGCGCAAGCAACGATGGAGGAGAAGCGTGAAAACATACGTGTATCGAAGCGTTACGCTTACCTCATACACGGGTGGGGCGAGCGAGAGCAAGCCTGTCTTGTCACCCTTTGGACCCGTGAGAGCAGGTTTGACCACAAGGCGGACAATCCCAGATCTAGTGCTTTCGGAATTGCTCAGCTACTTAGAGAAAGAAAGCAAGATCCTAGAGAACAAATTATTAGCGGTCTCAAATACATTGAACACCGATATTCAACCCCGTGTCGTGCGCTTAACGCGCACAACCGTAAAAACTGGTATTAGTAATGAGTGAGGACTTCCACGCTTGGCGCAAAGAGGGCGAGGATAAGGGTTGGATCTCGCCAGCTTACTGCGTTACGCACGATGGCGGTTACGAATACTTTAGCGAGGAAGAACTCAAAGACTTAAATGAGGGAGGAGATCCTTGTCAAGTTGTATTCTCCATACTTAACCAGTAAGATAAAACTATTGAACGCTCTCTCGTTCACTGGCCTAGCCCCGCTTCGGCGGGGCTTTGTCATTTCTTATAGTCGGTAGAGTAGAAGCCAGTACCATTGAAGGTAATGGTGGGCGATGACCAGACACGGTTCATAGTTGTATGACAGTTAAAGCACATAGGATTACTAGCCTCAGCGTGGATAGAACGCTCAACAGTTAGTTCACTATTACACTTATCGCACTTGTAATCGTAGTTCACAGCTGTACCGCTTCCTCGATAGGTAAATAACCTACTAACTTATCAATCTTTCTGTTACGAGCAAACTCAGTAGTCGCTGGCATACGGTGAGTAAACCACTCAGGTTCCGGTACGTCCATCAGATCAAAAGAAAAGACACCCTTGGGTGTCGAGTTAATATAGAACGGGATTAGATCTCGTTCAGCTGCTTGGGTTATTAACTTACGGTACTTCATCTCCTCGATCAGCAACGTATCGTAGTGAGTGTGCCGGCACTTGAGTTCTATGTAGTGACCGGCCAAGGCAGAGGTGCAGTCAAAGGCATCATAGATACCGACAGACTTCTCTAAGTCTGGGTATAGGTTTACTTTAAGGTAATCAAATAACTCTGTCTCTTTCACTGGAAGGGACTCACCCCACCTAAGAGATCCTGTAGCCGGCGCATAGCGCCATCAATCCTGCGATCAGCAGTAGATACTGAGCACTGGTAGTGGTTGGCTATCTGTTGTAGTGTGAAGCTATCTAGGTATCTAATGCGCAATAGGATCTTATCCTCGGCTTCAAGTTTGTTGTAGCCAATCTTAATATCTATTAGGTTAGCAAGCAGGTTGCCACCTTCAGATGGGCTAGAGGATCCGCGTGGTTGCCCATCTTGAATCATATCTTGGATCTGTTCTAGTACTGTGCCATCTACAACAGAGGCAATAACATATGGCAACAACTGACCAAGCGTATAGCCTTGGTAGTAAGCCTCATCAGTTATCTGATAGCCAGACTTGGTAGCCTTCTCTCGACGTGAGTAGCGTTCAGCAGCACGCCTCATCTGCCACGCTATGCGTGACTCAGCGTGCTTACGCTTATCAGGATCAGTTGCTTCTAGTAACTGTTCAGCTATCCAACTGTGGCGCGTTAGCGCCCACGATAGACACTCCTGTACTACATCCTCACGTTCGACGTAAGCCTTGTACCTACTGTGAATAGCACGAGCAACGCCAGGTGCTATGTCATAGATAACTGGATCAACACCGGTCACTCAGGCCACTTACCATCCAGTACTAGCAAAGCAATAGCGCTGTAGTTTAATAGATCAATGAAGCTATCGCGTAGCGATTCGTTCTCAGGGGTAGCACCGCTATCTATCAGGTGATTGATACGTGCTGTCTTATCCCACATACGCACACGCAAACCATTTAGTGGCCCACCTGGTGCGCCAGCTATATTGCTTGGGCCATAATCCCTATGCTTCTTTAGTAACAGGTTGCCAGCACCATCTAGCACATCCCACATCGCTGCTATGAACGCGTCGGTATTGGCCTTACTGTTATCGTCTCGCTTGCTC